TATATTTGATACGATCAGTGTAAGATTCGTTTATAATTTTTTCATTGTCAAAAAAGTATCCAATATAATCAGTAAGTCCTTTACCTTTTAAACGTTCGCCATTTAAATAAATTTGAACATTTGTATTAGTACAAGCAATACAATCTAAAACTCTTTTTCTAATAAGAAGAATAGTATCATCTTCAAGACCAGACATTTCAAATCTAGAATAATCAGGAATAAAAGTAATTTTTGTAAAACTTTTTCCAGAATTATTTGTTATTTTAGGTTTTGTACGATTTTCCATATTATCAGTAAATTCTTGAATAAAACGTCGTTTTTCATCACTGTCTATGGTTTCAACAATAAACTTTTTGGAGTAAATATTCGTACAATTATGTGTAACAGTAAAATCATTTATAACAAAACGTTGATTTCCATCAATCTCTAATCCAATATATTTATCATTAGCTACCCTTTCAATTCTTATATAACCAGTAGATTTATCAGTATTTTGTTTTTTTGTGTTTTTACATTTTTTTCTTGGTAATAAAGTAGGAATGTCTTCGGTATTACCTGAAATATTTATTTTATATGCTAAACTTTCTCTTTCTTCACCATTATCAAGTTTATATTTAGCCATATAACTTTTAACGCAACAAAAAAATCCTAAACTACGTGCTAAGTAAACTATATCATCAACTAAATTTTTATGAACGTGAGATTGTGTTATATTAATTCTTGTACCATCTCTTGTTGTATAACCATCTGTATCAATCAAACCAGCTAAAAGTTTTAATCTTACATTTCTACTATTAATAAGATAGTCTTTTGGAATATGTTTATTATCAATTAAATTATATTTTTTAAGTAAATTTTTAAGTGGTGCACTATTTTTTTTACCGAAATTATTTTTTGAATGAATTGAAAATACATATTTATTCCAACTGGATTGACGTATTACTGAATTATTTTTTTCACACCATTTTTCAAAATAATTTACAAGTTCGGGATCCTTTTCACCATAACAAGTGTACTGTCTTCCATGTTTCATACCATCTCCTAACCATAATCCAAGAATATATGGATCTAAAACAATTTCTCTTTCTTCAAATTGAACACATTCTCCACGTACACCAGCCATACGCCTTTGTGTTGTTTTATTTAATTTTAAAAAGTCTTGTATATTAATATCAAATGTACTTTCATATGGAATTTTATTTAAAAACTCTTCCATTTCATTATATTTTTTTAACACAATAGGATTTTTTAAATTACCATAAGAAGGAGATTTTCTTTCAAATTTAGGAATTTCTTTATCTTTATGTTGTCTTTTGTAATGACGTGATAAGCTACTATATAAATCGATATCACATTCTGGACATTTAATTGGACTATCAAATACCTTTATAAATTTAGATTTAATACATTTTTCATCATTATTCCACCATAATGTATTCCAACCATTATTGTTCCAAAAAACCACTTTGTGATCTGGCATATGTAATGTTAATGTATGATTATTATTCACAACATAATCTTCGCCATAATGTTGAATAATTTTATACATTTCGCCATAACCCTCTAACTTATTTAGTACTTTTCGTGGTGTTCCATCATCACCAATTAAAATATCACCTATATTAATTTCAGATGCTTTTTTAATTTCTCCATTAAATAATGGTATAAGTGTCGAATGCAAATGACACTTTGATCCCAGACCATTCGTACCAGCTCCAGTTCTAGTATCATTATCGTTGTAGTTGCTACCAGATAAAAGATGTCCAAAAATTAATTCTGGTACATATATATTATGTTCTTTGTGTAATACAACAGGAATTCCTTTACCATTATTCCATACACTAATTTCTCCAGTAGATTGGTCATAGTCTACTTTAATAGTATTAACAGTAGAATCACGAAAAGAATGATCTGTAGCATTAGTTAAAATTTCATCAAAAATTTTCATAAAACCTGGGGAATATTCTATCATTTTCTTTTTCATTTTAATTGTTCCATCAGAATTTTCATCTGCAACCCATAATTCTTCTGTTTGTTTTTTAGTTGAGCCTATATACATACCACTACGATGTAAGACATGTTCTCTTTGTGATAATTTTTGATATGTATCTTCAATATTTTTTTTAGGCATTCTGTTAAAAATAATTAAGTTATGTTTAAATTCAATTATTTTTTATAAAAATGAAAATACATTAAAAAGTTATTTTATAATTTTACCTCCTCTGCATATAATAGTTTTTTTTGTTATATGTATAATTTTTTTTGGATTGAAATAATTCTAACATAAATTAATTATATACACGATTAGTATAACGAGTAATAAATGATAGATATTAGGTGTTAATGACATGATTTTTTTATTAAGATAAGTTATTTCTTCAGGAAAAAGTTTCATAGAACGTATATGAGCTATTATGTGATGTACAATTATTCCAAATGGAATTACTAATAAATAATATACTAGTTGTTTATTTTTGTTACATAAGTTTAATCTTTTTGATAAATTAAACGTTTTTTCTAGTAAATATGCTCCTATAAATGATGTTATTAAATCAAATAAAGCAATTCCGTCATTTTGATTATTATAATATGGGTATTTTTCGAAATTTAATCTATAACGTCTTAAATTAGATAAGTTCATATAATAATAAATAATAAATTAAATTTTAGTCAAATAAATACTTGTTATTGTATTTGGAAACGGTATAATATATTTAAACTGTTTATAATTATAAAATTCTGAAGTTTGAATAAAATAATCTATACGCAAATTATTTTTATGAGGTTTAAATGATAATGTTTTTAATGAATCATTAACAATTATATAAGCATGTTTATTAAGTTTTTCGTTATAAATATATAATACGGAATTGTTGATAACTTTATATTGATCTCCTTGATTCAAAGTTTTTGTGAAATGCATAAATACCCAATATTTTTTAGTAACAACGACTTTTGAACTATTTAAATTTTTTAAATCGTATTCAAGTAAACCCCAGACATCTGGATTTTCTACAGCTTGCCAATAAATCCATGCTGTTGGTGATAATGTTTTTAAATCTCGAATTATATGATTAGCAAATTCAAGTGACAGTTTTAAATTGTTAGACCCCCCACAACCATATTCTGAAACCCAAATATTTTTTTTTACAAAAATTCTAAATATTTTTCGAATAATATTACAATCATCTAAATTAAATGACCATTTTTTATAATTGAATTTATAGGAATGAACATTAACCTGATTTATTAATTTTTTTGGAGACCATAATTCCCATAATAAAGCCAACCCAACAGAAAATGAATCGGAACTTGATATATTAATATTTTTATTTATAGCTTTTAACTTTTTAATAATTTTTCTTCTAGAAAACCAACTAAAATAACATCCTTCTTGTGTCTGATTATATGTCCAAAATGGATTACTGGGTTCATTAAATGGATCTATAGAACATACAGGAAATAATTTTATAAAATAATTATAAACGTCACTTAAAAATTGTGCATATTCTGTATAATTTTTACTTGAAAGATTACAAATACCAGGACGATCACAATATGTTTTTTTATTTTTTGTCATCCACCAAGGTGGACTATTTACAAATAATTCAACATGATCAACTCCACGTTTTATAGATTCCGATAAAATAGTTATTTGACGTTTATCATTATGTAGATTGATAGAACTTGATATGTTATTTTTTAAACAAGGTACAACACCTCCTCTTCTCATATGTAAATCTGGATTATCTGGATTTGTTCCGCCACCTATATTATAACGAACTATATTTAGACCTAAATGAGTTTTATTAAAAAGAAGGTCGCATATTAAATTTCTAGTATAATCATCATAATTGATATTTGCCCACCAAGCTAAACTAGTACCCCAACCTTGAAATGTCATTGATATTTTATATTATATTTTTTTTGAATATAAAACGTAATAAATACAAAAAAATGAATTTATTTATTAATTAAAATAATTAAAATGGGGATATATTATTCAGAAAACGGTAATTCTTTTACATCTACATTAGATATAATACCTAAAACTTTTTTTAATAATGATGATTTAAATTTAGATATATCTTTTTCTGATTTTTTGCAAGTATATAATTTGTTAAATGATAAAAAAAAAGATGTAATTTCAGCGATAATAATTCAAACGTGGTGGAGAAATATACAAAGTAAAAAAAATAAACAGAAAAAATCGGCAATAATTATTCAACGATGGTGGAGAAATATACAAAACAAGTTAAAATTTAGAAAAAATGATGTAGAAATAATTTCGATTTTGTATTATTTGTTGTTTTTATAGTAATAAATACTATTATATAATTAATTATATATAATAATATTAATAATTTATTACCATTTGTGTTTTTTATAAATTGTGTATAATTTTTCTTCAAATTCATTTACAAATTCAGTATAATTACAGATGGGACTGTTAACAAAATGACGTCTTACATCAGTTTTTAAATTATGTAATTTATCTAAATTTTTAGAGAAATAAATTGCTTTATTAATATATTCTTCTTGAGATGTTGTTACATATTCATCTAATCCACAATTTTTCATAAGTGATGTTGTAACATTTTGTGAATGATAATGTCTAACATTATCAAAAATAGTTAATACAGGTACACCCATCATTAAACTTTCACAACTTGTTGTTGTTCCTGAATAAGGGAATGTGTCTAAAGCAATATCTATTTTATTATAATCAGGGAGATGTTCTGTGTAAGTATCAGAATATGGTAAGATTATAACTCTATCTAAGACAGATTTATCTTTAAAAGTATCTAAGAATTGTTTTTTTAATTTAGGTGTTAAAAATTCTTTAGTTTTAATAGCAAAACGAGCATTAGGAATAGCTTTAAGAATTTTTTCCCAAACTCCAATAACCATTGAATTAATTTTATTATATCTATTAAATGTTCCAAATGTAATGTAACCATTTTTAACAAGAGGTTGTTCAGTGAGTTCTGGAATGTTTTCAATACCCATACTTGGAGTATATGCTAAAAATGTTTTATCCATAAAAATAAACTTTTCTTGATAATATTTTTGAGACTTTTCACTGTCACAATATTTATCTGTAATTCTATAATCCATTGATCGAATACCACTAGAATTTGGATATCCACAATAACTAATTTGAATTGGTGCTGGTTTTAAAACAAATGTATCTAATCTATTATCACCAGTATGTGCAGACATATCAAACAAAATATCAATATTATCTTGTTGAATACGTTTTTTGAAATCTTCATTTGATAAATTTTTAACAACAGCCCAATTACATTTTGGAAACATATTTTTTAATTCTACTATTTTAACTGAATAACAAGTAACATTAAATAAATCATAATTAATATATTTTAAAATACTATGAAGGAAATATGCAACTGGGTGACAAATAAAATCACCAGAAACAAAACCTATATTAATTTTAACATTTGATTTAATTAAATCTTGTCTAGATTTAGACTTTAAAATTTCATCCTTGATTTTATAATTTGGACAACCTATTTTGTAATCATCAATTACAACAGGATAAATTTTATTAATTGCTTTATGAATTCTTGCAATATACATTGGATCTTCAATTAAATGAGAAATATAATTAGAATCGAGTAATTTATTTTGATAAGCTAATGATAATCTTGGTTTAAATTTCAATGCCTGATTATAACCATCAATTGCACCTATAAAATCACATTCGTAACATTTTGCTAAACCCATATTCATATACATACTTGCTATAAGCATATCTTTATCAACTGAAATATGAGCTCTTTGATAATTTTCAATACCTCTCATATAATGTTCTATAGCTTTATCTGTAAATCTCAATTCTGTATAAACAACACCAATTTGATTATTGACATCTGGATCTAAAGGATCAATATCATATGCTAAATTAAAATAATAAAGTGCTGTATTTCTGTCTTGAATTGTGAAATAAACACTACCAACTCCATTTAAACATTTTACTTTAAATTGTTTTAAAACATTTAATCCTGTATCATTATCTTTTTTATTGTCTAATTTATAATTTGCCATCATTAAATCAAGAATTCCAATAGCTAATTTGTAATGGTATACACTACTATCTAATTTGTTAGTTCTGTGATACATAAATCCAAGATTATAATGTAATTGATAATCACAAGGATCAACCACCAAAATTTGATTAAGAAGAGCAATATTTTCTTCGGCATTAGGATTAAAAATAGTTAAATACATAAATACTAATTTAAATAATTCCATTGCATTTTTATGAAATGGCTCTAAATTTAAAGTTTTTCGTAAATGAGCAATGGCAATATATAATGTATTCTTTTCATTTATATTAAAATTACCTCTATTATTATGAAGACCTACTGTTCTTACTAATAATTCTGCACTAATATAATATGTAATTTTAATTTCTTCTTTATATCTTTCTACAACAAAAGGGTTTAAATCATCTAAATATTTTATTAACACATTACATCTTTTAATACACTCTATATATTTATCATTATCTATTCGTTTTTCATTTGTTAGTATTTTTTGAGCACTTTCATAAAGTTGTTTTAAATCTTTATTTTCAGATAAATATGTTTCAATATCATTTACAGTTTGTAAAAATGTAGGATTATTTGTTTCAGTTGAAGTCATTTAAATTATAATTATTCTATAGTTTAAAAAATACTTTTTTTAACGTATTTACTTTATAATAACAATTAATATTAAAAGGACTGGTTGCGTTATTATTTAAAAAATGAATTTAAATATAAGTTTTATTATATATATATGAGTAACAGAGACTTAAAATGGTATCGTAATAGAGTTAAGATTTTACTTGCTAAACCTCAGCCGCAGCAAAGGAGTCCAGAATGGTTTAACTCTAGAAATACAAGAATAACTGCAAGTGAGGCAGCTAGTTGTTTATACAAATCTAAATCTACGTGTGAAGCATATGTGAATGAGTTTAATATTCAAAATTTTAAATACAAAGATACAGAACCATTAAATCATTATGAAACACGAGAAGATTATATTATAAAGAAGTGTGCAGCATTTAATGGAGAAAATGTATTTCGAGATTCTATATATACGTTATGGGGTAAAAAATATGAAGAAGTTGCAAATAGATTATATTGTCAATTAAATAACACAATTGTTATAGAATTTGGATTAGTTTCTCATCCTAGATTAAAATGGCTTGCTGCTAGTCCAGATGGTATAACACAAGATGGTATAATGTTGGAAATAAAATGTCCTAAAAGTAGAAAAATAGATGAGTCATGTATTCCATTGCATTATTGGACACAAACACAGATACAAATGGAAACGTGTGACTTGGATTTTTGTGATTTTTTCGAATGTGAAATAGATGAATTAGAAACAGAACAACAATTTATTGAACAATTGGTTGATCCAAGTTATCAGGCTAAAGGAATTATTTTTGAGATAAAAGATTCTGGGCCAGATCCTAAGTTTATTTATCCTCCGTTAGAAATAACAACAACAGAGAGTTATATTAAATGGAAAAATGATTTACTTGTTGAAAGAAATGATATCATTCCTATTTATTTTTTTGTAAAAAAGTATTATAATCAAAGAATTACGAGAAGTAAAACGTGGTTTGCAAATGTTAAAGATGAAATAAAAAGAACATGGGACTTAATTAGAAGATTGCAGGAAAATAAAACAGAATTTGAAAAATACAAAGATTCTATTCATAGAATAAAAAGTAAATTATTTTATGAAAAATATCATAGAACAGAATGTGAAATATATGATGATGATTCGACTTATATATTTAACGAAGAATCTATGTCAATTGAAATAAAAGATATTGAAAACATAGAAGATATTAAGGATACAGTTTGTTTAATTGATTAATTTAATTATATTTATTTTATAAGTATAATTATATGATAAGTATTAAATTATTTAATGAAGCTCAGAAAAAAAGACGTCAAACTTTATATAGATTAATATTTGATAAAAAAGTTACAATATCATCAATGAAAAAACAATTAAATGTATTTTTAGAAAAATCAAACGATAATAATATTAAAAGAAAAATTAAAAATGACTTAGATTTTGTAAATCACCAGTTTATATTTAGAAAACAAACGTCAGTTAAAAAAAAAAGATTTAGTAAACGTAAAAGTTCTTTAAAAAAACTATCTGGTGGATTTAAATTTCCAAGAAAATGGAGTAAAACTTATTGTAAAAAGACATCATGTAAAAAAATGGGATTTTCACAGCGTTCTAGTTGTAGACCATATAAAAATTGTTACAAGTAAAATAATAAAAAAAAAATATATTATATATTATTAAGATAGTATATAATGGATAAACCAAAATTTTATATTAATCCATTGACTAGTAGAATGATAAAATCTACAGCTAGAACTTTTAAAAAGTTAAAAAAAGAACAATATGTTATAGATAAACATAAATGTTTATATAATGTTAAATCTGCTGAACGTTGTTTTAATAAATTATTAAAATTATATCCTGATATAATTTACCCATCATCTAATTTTATAGATATACCAAAGACTTATAAAAGAGGATCTATAAGAGCTTTTATTGGTGATAAAAAAAAAATAAAAGGATACATAGATAAAACTGGTAAAAAATATAGATTGAAAAAAAGTATATATAAAAATAAACGAGTGCCGATTGTAAAGGACTTAAATGATAATCTTAAATATGTTGTTGATAAGTTGCCAAAAGTTGATGATATACAACAAAAAATAGTTGAAGATCAAATAGACTATGACAAGCCAATAAAACATATAGATGATATTAATATTATATATAATCCTTTACAAAATGATTTTATACCAGTTAATCAAAAATTAACAGATCAAGAAATAGAAGACATATTAGAAAGTGCTAATAGAGAATTAATTCCAAACAATTTATTACCTATAAGTAAAAATTTTGAATTTTCTGGAATTATAAAAGATGACGAAAATATATATGGTTTAATAGATACATCAAATCAAATTAAACGTCTTGATAAACCTATAAAAATTAAAGAACAAAAGGACACGTTAAAAATAAAATTAGAAACAAAATCTAAAGAAAGTATTACACAACCAAGTGAAGAAGATAAATTAGAAACAAAACCAGAAGGGACAATATTTAATAAAATATTAGATACAATATCAGATACAATATCTACTATATCAGATAATTTAAATAAATCAGAAACTGAATCTATTCCAGATAAATCAGAAACTGAATCTATTCCAGATAAATCAGAAACTGAATCTATTCCAGATAAATCAGAAACTGAATCTATTCCAGATAAATC